CAAGCATCCGATGGGTAGACAGATAGCGAACGCGAGTTATCTGCGCGAGATTTTTGGGACGTATCGTTGTGGTGACATCGAAAAAGTGTCCGTCGCTAAGTTGGGCGGCATGGCAAAGCTAGCCGACTACTTGATGCACCACTGGGACGAGGTAAAAGGTGCAAGCGTCTACGAACGTTGCGCAAGCATTGTGGCAATATTGATGAATTACGATGATGGAAAGCAATAAGGTTTCTATATGCTGCAACGTTAAATGTAACGAACGTTTCACATGCGCACAATTTGCACGCGCTTTGGACGTGAATAGCGGTAAGATAGCAAGCAATTATTACGAAATAGACAAGTGTAGTTATGAAAGAGCAAAATAGCGAAAATAGTTCACTAAGCAAGCAAGAGGGTGGTAGCCACTACAAAGGCTATGCCATACAACCTGTGCAATATGCACACGCCAATCATCTTGATTTCTTTCAAGGTAGCGTTGTTAAGTATGTAACACGTTTCCGCGATAAGAACGGCAAGGAGGATTTGCTGAAAGCAAGACATTTCATCGACATGCTAATCGAATTGGAATATGGCATTGAAGAAAAATAAGGCTAAAAATATAGCCGCTTAAAATAAAGCCCGTAGACGCGTTTTTAGAGCGTCGGTGGATAAGTTGCCCACCTAACGGGTAAAACGCGCTTAAAATGGCTAAAAAGTGGCTTAAATTGAATGTTATGGCATTAGCTATACTTGTGGTGATGGGATAGTTGGTTGAATTATATAAAGAAAGTTAATATATGAAAGAAAACTTGTTAATAACATTTTTTCTTTGTATCTTTGCAAAGTGGATAGGTGGAAGTCATGAGCCATCGACAAGGGTAATCCAACAGCCCTTCCACTTTGCATATTTGTTGGAGTTATTAAATGTTGGTAAAAAAATGGAAAAATTAACGCAAGAAGAAGTCGTAAAAAGGCTTTACGACAAATGGGGTGATAAATACGATTATAGTAAGGTTGTTTATGTGAATAGGCGAACAAAAGTATGTGTTACCTGTAAAGAACACGGCGACTTTTACATACGCCCCACCTACAATCTTAAATTTGGATGCCCAATATGTGCAGAAAAAGAAAGAATAAATCATATACGTTTAACGAAAGACGAATTTGTAGAAAAAGCAAAGAAAGTACACGGTAATAAGTATGATTATTCTAACACGGTTTATAATCATTCGATGGAAAAGGTTGCTATTATTTGTCGTGAACATGGAACATTTTATCAAACACCAAATGTACATTTAAGTGGAAAGGGATGCCCATTGTGCGGTAATATCGCAAATAGTTTAAAAACAAGGAAAGGAAGAGAAAGATTTATATCGGATGCCAACAAAATCCACAACAACAAATATTCTTATGAATTAGTTCCGTCTGACATATTAACAACGGATAATGTGCCTATTATATGTCCCGTTCATGGCGTGTTTTACCAAAATGTTCATAGCCATTTAACAGGTTCTGGATGCCCGCATTGCCCCAAGACAACCATATCAAGAGGCGAAGACGAAGTTAAGAGTCAATTGCAAAAATTTAAAATCGACTATATCCCGCAATACAAAATTCCAAACGAAGATTTGTTTTGTGAAAACAAAAATATATACGTTGACTTTTATATCCCAAGTTTGAACACTTTTATAGAATACAATGGTGAACAGCATTATAAGGAATCGTATTATTATGGCGGCAAAGAAAGATTTGAACGGCAACAGTCACGAGATATGGCTTTGCGACAGTATTGCAAGGAACACAAGATAAAGCTAATTGAAATTCCTTATTGGGATTACGATAATATAGAAACAATATTAAAGAAGGGGCTAAAATTAAAATGAATAGATTTATCGTACAGGGTTTTATAAACACTATCAAGTATTTGCCAGATGCTTGTGTTGTGCATATAGATGATTTCAAAAAAGGTTATAAAAAACCAAACGGAGAAATCGTTGATGATAAGTTTTTCTCTTGGAAAATAATATTCAAAGGGTACTTTAAAAAATATATTAACGAGCATTTTTCAAACGGTATGTTGGTTGAAATAGATGCAGAAATGTACCCTTATGCAATACAAAACGGAAAACTTATAGATGGATATTCTTGTTTGGGTAAAAGTATAGACATAAGTTCTTATCCCCGTGCAAGCGTAAAGCAAGAAGCAAAGATGATTAAGGATAGTCAATTGCACGCAAGCGAAACGCCAGACTTGGACGGCTTTAACGCACCCGATTTTTAGTTTTTAATTTATCATATTTTCCACTTTAAAATTATTACGTATTATGGCAGAAAAAGAAATTGTAATTGAGTATGGTGGTCGTTCCTATGGAAAGGCTGCGATTCAAGACCTTTTGCAGCGTGTTGATGCAATGCGCACAAGTGGCGAAGAAATGGGAAAGGAAATCGCATCGTTGAAACGTCAAATCGGTGGTTTGAAAACGTCCAACGTCAACTACAAAAAGCAAGTAGAGAAATTGAAAGCGGAGGTAGAACACTACAAGGCACTTGACAAAGAGGGTGACGAACTTTACGAAGGTAAAATCGCCGAAATCGAGGAAATCAAGAAACGCCACTACGGGGAATTGAAAGAAAAGCAACGCGTCACCGACGGCCTTTCCGCTCAAGTACACGAGTTGATTGAAAAGAACCGCGAACTTGAAACGAAGGTTAGCGTCAACAACGAGTACATCGTCGAATTAGAGGCAACTATTGAGGAACTTGAAAAGCCTTGGTGGAAGAAACTTTTCTAATCCCACTACAACAAAAAGCAAAGCCACTATCCATCACGGACGGTGGCTTTCTTCGTTTAAGTTATTAATCGTATGAAACCTAAAACAAAAACCTAAAATTATAATAATATGAAAAAACTACTATGCCGTTGGCGCATCAAGCGCGTGTAGCGTTATCGTTCCCATGATATACGAATTAGCACCACGTTCAAGGTTAATCGTCGTAGGCTTGTATTCGTTCAAACAAACACAATGCACATACTTGTTACCAAGGTATGCCGACTTTAGCCAAACGTCGCTATTCGTCATGTACGCCACAAAGTTGTCATGCACCGTGTGCACATCAATCGTCGTGCTGGCATATTTCTGCCTTACGATAAACGTTAGTTCTATGTTGACGTTTTCACGAATGACAACTGGATTGTTGTTTCCGTCAAGCGTCGTAATCAAGAAATCCTCCGCTTGGTCGTTAATCCATTGTGCCGTGTAAATGTTGACGGGCTTACCCTTACCCAAAAGACCAGTAAGTTTAAGGATTGCCACACCATCAAACAAAGTTGTTATGTCGGAAAATGTGCCACTTTCCGTATTCTTTACAAAGTACCTGTTACTTGAATTATTTGCCATAGTCGTATCTTTTATAATCTCAACTCTTTTTGGAACACTTTTAAGTTTTGCGTTGTGCAATACTTACCAACGTCAACGCTTGCATTGTCGCTATACATGTACACAATAATGCTACTTGTATCGTCGGCATCGTCAATCACCAACTTACTATCGTCGAAAAGATAAATCTTTGGCGAATTGTAGCCATCGCAAACAAGATGTAGCTCGCTACCACAGCCGACGTAAATTACTGGGCATTTGGCGGTGTTTATTTCCAAAGTGGTATCATTACACCACATGAACGCCGAAACGTCGTTATCGGGCTTGCAAATGCCGTTAAACGCGACGAATAAAGAATAAGTGTAACCACTTACCTTGTCCGCGTCAAGAATCTGGCGTTTTCCGTTGATAAAATCGTCAAATTCACGCAGTATATATTCCTTGCTTAATCCTTTCCCATTATAACAATGCGTCATAAAGTAAGGCAACGACTGTTGGCGCATAACAAGTTTGACTAGCTTTTCCTTGTTATCGTTGCATCCGCGCCATTCATTCTTGTAATCCGCACACAAAGGGGCTGTTAAAACCCCTTGTAGCGCGAATCTATAAAAGTCGAACATTTCATTTTTCATAATCCGTATATTGTTTTCGTTAAACCATTTCCACACGAACCGCCATGCCGTTAGCATTAGACCAACCATCAAGGCGTGCTTGGATAGCTTGTTGCACTTGGTACGATTGTTGCATCTGATAGAGCATTTGTCCAATCGTAGCGACTTGCACGTCAAGGTTAAAGCCAACAACTATGTCGCGTATTTGCATCAAGTATTCGTTCTGCTCAAATACTCTTTGCGCCACGATATTCATGTACGCCTCGATTGCGCCTGCCGTATCTTCGGTAACACCCTCAATACCCTGTTGCAACTTGCTTAACGCATTTTCCTTTGTTTGGTCTTTGATAAGTCCCATTTCGTCAAGGATAGCGTAAAGTTCGTCCATGTACTGTTCAAGCTCTGGCGAAACCTCACGCAAGCCGCTAGCATATTTACGAACATCATCCATCGTTGGGGTTGTTGCTTTTTTTAGCGCGCTTTCTGTGGCTTCTATTTGCTGTTCGTAAATCGACTTCCACGTTTCATAAGTTATTTCTTGAAAACCTTCTTGGAACGAAGCAAACATATAATCCCAGTAACTTCCTGCAAAAGCATTTCCGCTTTTATCAAGCCAGTAATAATAACCTTCGCCAGTGTCGTTCGTATTTGTATTGATGTAGTCATACGTTCTTTGTAGCTTTGCCAACTGGTCATCAAGACCCTTTCCTCGTTCTTGAATATCTTTATCTATCTGATTCCAAATGTTTTCAAGCATCGGGCCGAGTATTCGAGCAGAGAAAACTTGCTTAATCATGTTGGCAACCATTTCGTCAATAGATTCATCAAATTTACCCATAGCATCTTCGCCGTCGCGCAAAGCGTCAACAATTTCGTCCATCATAGATTTAACAGCATCGCTAACACTGTTGATGCCAAGGAAAGCGTTTGTCACATCGTCGCTCATTCCTCGTATTTCGTTTCGCATTTCGATAATCTGTCCCTCTAAGTCGGCAATTTTACTATCGTCGCGGTCTTTTGAATCGCGTGACTTTTCAAGTTGGAGTTGTCGTTGTAGTTCTGCAAGTTGGAGCTTTTTATTAGCAATTTCTGCCTTTTTAAACGCAATAACTTGCGCACCAATAGCATTTTCAACGGCGACTTCAAGATTCTTATAAGAATTTTCCAAACGTTTCACGGCAACCTCTGACGCTTTGACCTGTTCGTCGATTTCTTTCTTATTACTACCACTAAGCCAAGAAACAAGACCTACGATAACCGAAAGTGCTGCCGCGATAGCCAACAACCAAGGCTGTGTGCTTTCAAGTAGTACCATTGCAGCAACAACACCCATAATGATTGTTGTCATTATGGTAAAACCTTGACTAATTGCAGAAATAGCTTCTGCCGTATCGTCATCACCGCCAGCAGAGAATAATTTAGCAACAACATCAAATAGCCCTTGTATGTTTTGCAGTTCGCCAGAAAGAGTTTCCATTCCAGCCTGTAATTTCTTTGTAGACTTGCGAACGTTATTGCTACTGCGTGATTCTTCTTGTTCGGCTTCGGTTAATTTTTCTCTTTGAACTCGTAGATTTTCAACCGCCTTTGCTATTGCGGTAGCGTCACCAGCTTTTTCCGCTTCTGCCAACTGTGTTTCCGCATCCTTTACCGCCATATTAGCACCTGCAAGATTTTGACGTGCATCTGCAAGGTCGGTAGTTGCCGTCTTGTATTCCTTAAGTGCATTGACGATGGTAAGCGTACCACTACGACCTTCAAGTTCCTTGCGTGCATCCTCAAGCGACTTTGTAAGGGCTTTCATCGAAGCTGGGTCTTCTTGAACCTTACCTCTTAATTCCTCTAACTTGTCAATAATCAGTTGAATGGCACTTGTAGAAACGCGCGACATATCTTCGAACGTCATTGAATAAAGCTCGCTTTGCTTAAAGTCTTCCCAGAAAGCCTTACTCTTAAGCGATTCGCCCTCGTTTTCCGTTGCCGTAGCTATATTTACGGCTTGTGGATTGCCTTGAACTACACGATTCATCAAGTCGGCAAGTTCGCGTTGCAAGCGCGCAACCGTTTCGGGGTCTTGCTCGATATTCAGCTTTTCCGAAATACCTAACGCTTGTTGCTTTTCGTTTTCCGTGCCGAATTTCTTGATGATATTCAACTGCTCTTTGCTAGTGTCTTTTGCTATCTTAACCAACTTAGCTTGCAAGTCACCATACTTTTCGACAAGGTTAGACCAGTTCTTTGTGGTTTCAGAAGCCTCGTCAAGACGAACCTTGTTGGCGTATTGGCGTATATTGTCAAGAGCTTTAATGAATGAATCATCAAGTGTGTTGCCTTGCGCTTTAGCCCACGCCTCAAAGTCGTTCTTGTTAAGCAACGATACAAGGTCAAATTGCTTGTCGATGTTGTTGTCCGTAAACAACTTGTCTACTTGCGCTTGCAACTTAGCGACAACTTGCTCGTAGGTACGCGGAAGTTGGTTCAACTCGTCTTTATTGATACCCATCATGTCGGCAAACACACCGCCCAATTCTGGGTTAGCATCAAATTCAACTGCAAGTTCGTATTCTTCTTTGACCTTTGCCAATTCGTTGTTCAAACCGTCCGTGACCTTTTTCATGTCGTAGGTCTTAGCGTCAACGGTGAGCTTTTGAATCTCAACGTCCAAATCCTTAAGCGAACCAGTCTTAATCTTACCACTAGCTACAAGGTCATCACGCTGTTTTTGCAACGTTTCAAGCAGCTTGTGTACGTCCTTTCCTGCAAATTCCTTTGCATTGAACTTGTTTACACCATACTTTTGTAGAATGCTATTTACACGATAGAGTGTGTCAGCATAGCCTTGTGTGGCTATGTTGATAGCATCCATGTTGTCTACTCCAGACTTACGCAGCTTGTCGTAGTTGGATTGTATATCGCGTATAACGGCTAATTCTTGGCGTAATGCGTCTGCAACCTCTTGCTCTGCGGTCTTTTGCTCCTTGCTAGCTTTGGTCTTGTTCTTGGTAACGTGACCACCTTTCGCAATAGCATCGTTCAAGTCGTTTTGCGCCTGCGTGATTTCGCCTAGTATATTAGAAGACTGCTCTTGCTGAATATCCGTAAGCTGATTGGCTGGAATCTTGTTAAGTTCGGCTTGACGTTGCTTAAGGCGTTGTATCTTAGACCATGCCGTGTTAGCGTCTGCGTCGGCATCCTTAAGGGTGTCGTACACGCCCTTTTCGTCGGTAGTGATAAACAACTTAAGGAATATCTTCCAAGTGTTCGCCTCGTTGACCAAGTTCTTAAGATTGTCGAAAGATATGCCGTATTGCTTACTAAACGATTCTGCATTGTCGCGCGCCCACTTTTGCCACTTTTCCTCAGACCAGTCAAGTTGTTCCAACTCTTTTTTCGACATATTACCGAACATCTTGGTAATTTCGCTTGCGTGTTGATTCTTTAACCAGTTAAAGAAAGCGTCAGAAACGGCACGTCCACTACCAAACGCCTGCACCCATGCGTTTTCCTCTTCGCGGATGCGTTCTGCACGTTCCATGTTGCCGCGCCCCTTTTCAAAGGCGTATTCTTCTTCAAACAACGACTTGCGGTAGTCGATGAATTGCTTTTCCGCAGCCATATTGTATTGAAGCTGTTCCTTAGACGAAAGGTTGCCATCAGCAAGAATCTTTTGGTTGGACTTTTCAAAAGCCTCGCGCATTCCCTCTGCCGTGTCAATACCAACACTTGTGAAAGCGTTGTACATCGACGCGGTAGTTTTCTGCAAGTCACTAACGAATTTGTCATATTGAACGACAACCTCGTGCAAGTCACCATCAGCACCTTCAATCTTTTGCTCGGATGCGGCACGCGCATTTGCAAGGCTACCCCACTTTTCGGCTACCTTATCAAGTTGGTTTTGGTAGTCCTTAAGGTTGTCAATCAAACCGTCTGGCAAAGTCCATAAGTTCCACCACTTAGACCAGTCACCAGCAATATCAATAGCCTTTTCGTCAAGTGTTTCAAGCGCGCCATTGACATCGTGAATCTTTTCAAGGTA